ACCGACAAGGGCATCTATCCCACACGCCTCGCGCTTGCCACGGTGTGGGGATGCAGCCCCAGGGCGGTCTCCTACATCGTGGATCACGCCAAGCACACCTACGGAGTGCGCGTGCGCTCCGTCACCGAACGCAACCGCGGCTACGAACTCCTTAGCCCCGGTGTCCTGAACCTTAACGCCCTGAAGGAACGCGCATGATCAAAGTACCCGAACACTTTCACCCGGTAGACGCGGCGGCCGTCCGCGAAGCCCAGCGACTTGCCAAGGCCGCAGGCTTCAAGACCTTCTACGCCGTGGAGCAACTGGTGGCGAGATTCATCGCCGACCGCGAACACATCACCAAGCTGCTCAACGAACACAACAAGGAACGCGAACGCCTCGGCAACATCATCGCCCGCCTGGGCGGCGGGTTTGACCGCCGCGGCCTCGAGGGCGAACCACGCGGCCTGATGGTGCAGCACGGCATTCACACCTTGGTAGAGGACTCCCGATGAAGGACATCGTCACGCAGCTTCGCGCCAACAGCGAGTGCCTTGCGCCGTCAATCATGCTCGAGGCGGCAGACGAGATCGAACGCCTCCGCGTTGAGCGCGACCAAGCGAGGCGGGAGATCCTGCTGTGGGTAAAGGAGCGGTGTTCGTGGGTTGAACTGACGGAGGAGATCAAGAAGCGAGGGTGGGAATACTTGAAGGAGGACGGTAAGTGATTGATCGCAAACATCAAGTCTGTTTCTATTGTGACGCGCTTGTGTCAGGCAACGGGGTAGGGGATCATTTCCCCATTCCCAAGAATTGTGGTGGAACGGAAACCGTGCCATGCTGCGTGTCATGTCACGATATGAAAGACCGATTCAACCTTGAGAACTGGGGCATGGAATGGCAATCCGCAGTCATTGCCGATTTTCCGAAGGTGTCACGCGAGACACGAATCTTCCTTGCCAAAGTGATGCGGCTTGCCGTGGAAGCCACGAAGCTCCAAGCCGAGCTGAAGGAAGCAAAGGCACGCAACACCCTGTACCTTTCCCGACTCCAGGAGCATGAAGCCCGTGAACAATGACCGCTGCGAGTGCGAAATCTGCCGCCAGTACCGATCCCAGGACCGCATCATCAATGCCGTGGTCATCTGCATCGGTTTCGTCGCCGCCGCCATCATGGGCTACGTTGGCGTGATATGCTTCCGCGTATGGCAGTAATCACCACCTACGATCAATTTAAGGCCACCATCACCGAAGCCGTGGCCGCCGCCGGCGGCACGCGATCCGGCCTCGCCCGCGAGATGGAGGCCAACGGCATCCTGCGCGCCCATACCGTCCGATGCCTCCTTGGCACACCCGGCACGGTCATCGGGAAGCGCAAGCCCACCTTCGACTCCATCCTGAAGGTGGCGAACGCCGCCGGGTTCGACCTCATCCTGATGGAAAGGAAGCACAAGTGAGCAAGGCCAAGACCCCTAGCGGCGTGGACATGGGCATCGTGGACATCCCCTGCGTTGAGCTACACAACGACCCCGCCAACGTCCGCAAGCACGGGGAGCAGAACCTGGCCGCCATCAAGGCCAGCCTCGCCCGCTTCGGCCAGCAGAAGCCCATCGTGGTCAATCAGGACGGGGTGGTCATCGCCGGAAACGGAACCCTGATGGCCGCCCGCGCCCTGGGGTGGCAGACCATCAAGGCCGTCCGCACCAACCTCGCTAGCAGCGAGGCGACCGCCTTTGCCATCGCGGACAACCGCACCGCCGAACTGGCCGAATGGGACGATGCCGCCCTCCAGCAGCAGCTCGCCGCCATCGCCATCGACGACGAGGAACTCCTTGCCGCCACAGGCTTTGACGAAAAGGAACTCGCCAAGCTCGCCGCCGCTAACGCGCCCGAGGTGACCGAGGACGATGTACCCGAGCCGCCCGCCGACCCCATCACGCAATTGGGCGACCTATGGATCATGGGCAAACACCGCCTTCTTTGCGGCGATAGCACCAAAGCCGAGGATGTGGAGCGGCTGATGAATGGGGAAACAGCGGATATCTGCTTTACAAGCCCACCGTATGCCCTTGGTAAATCCGTTTCGTTGAGCGGCAACATTGCGATGGCAGGCAAACAACGCGTGTACGACAAGCACGAGGACAACCCGAACGAATGGGCGCAACTCATGGACGGATGGTGGAATAGGTCCGTGCAGGTAGTTAGGCACGCATGGATTGTCAATGTGCAACCTCTTGCCGGAAACAAGCGCGACCTCATGCGATGGATCAACACTCGCGTGGATCGGCTTATTGACATCATCACATGGGACAAAGGCCACGCCGCTCCTCAAATGGCGGCGGGTGTGCTGGCATCGCGGTATGAATGGATTATTGGCATGGGCAAACCGGACGCTTCTCGTGCGTTTCCTCTGTCATCGTGGCGCGGAACTCTGCAATCCGTGTACGAAGCACCGCCGCAGCGCGACAACGAATATTCCAACATTCACGCGGCAACGATGCCCGTTCATGTTCCGGCGTGGATTTTGGGAACGCTATGTGACCAAGCCAAGTCTGTATACGAACCGTTCTGCGGAACAGGCACGACTCTGATTGCCGCCGAGCAGCTCGGCCGCGCCTGCTATGGCATGGAGATCAGCCCCGCGTACTGCGATGTCATCGTGAAGCGGTGGGAAACCCTGACCGGGCAGACGGCAACCCGCGAGGAAGTGTAAGATGCCACCGGAGGCCAAGATGCCCGATCAATCAACGGGGAAAGGGGAAAGTGCGGACGCGCCGCGTCTGTGGATGCGCGCCATCCGCGAGGGATGGCAGATCCCGGACGTGGTCAAGCGCGCCGCCGTGAACCGGGCAGCGCAGATCCTCGCCGACCAATCCAGCACTCGCCGCGAGATCATGCGCGCCACGCAGACCCTTGCCATCCTGGAGCGGCTGTCCATCGAAGCCGCCGTGCAGGAGGACCGGATGGCGCGGCTGGATTCGGGGACGGCCACCGAGAACGTGGCCCTGATTGACATGGCGGACGGGGCGCTCGAGGCCGTGGCCCGCTCCATCGCCGGCGTGGCCCCGGCAGAACCCCCCAAGCCGTGCCGAAAGCCCAAGCGCAAGCCCTGACCGCGACCCAGGCCGTGGAGGCCGCACGGGAGAACCCGGCGGCCTTTATCGCATTGCTCATCGGCAAGCCCATCAGCAAACTGCAACGCGAACTGCTGATTCACGCGGCCACCCACCACCGCTGGTACGCCGAGCTGCCCCGCGGCCACGGCAAGACCTCGAGCCTGACCTACCTTGCCGCGTGGTGGCTGGGCCGCCGCCCCGCTACCCGCTTCAAGCTCATCGGGTCTAACGACGAGGCCGCCAGCGCCACGAGCCGCTTCCTGCGCGACATCATCCGCAGCCCCCTGTACCGGGCCGTATTCCCCCACGTTGCCCTCAAGCCTGGTGAGGACACCGTGACCGCCTGGAGCGTGACCGCGCCCGGTCTGCCCGCCCGCCGCGACCCGTCCGTGCAGGCATCCGGCATCTTCGGCCGCACGGGCGGCCGCGCCGACATCCTGTGGCCCGATGACATCTGCGACCTCCGCAACGCGGTACTGCAACCCGCACTCCGCGAACAGGTCAAGGAGGCGATGGCGAACATTTGGCTGCCCATGCTGGACCCGTCCGCCAAGCACCCGGCGCGCATTTGGCGCACGGCCACGCCCTTCCACACGGATGACATCACCGCCCAATGGCGACGCGAATGCGAGGAAAACGGAACGCTCCTGCGCCGGCCGTGCCGGGGCTTGGAAAGCCCGTGGCCCGAAGTCTTTACGGCCGAACTGCTCAACCGTAACCGCCGCGACATGGGTCCGATGGCCTACGCCCGCGCCTACGAGCTTGTGCCGCTGTCCTCGGACCTCCTCGTGTTCCGTCCCGAGTGGGTGCGCTATCACGATGGCAACCACACGGGGTCGCGCACTATCGCCGCCATCGACTGGGGGTACGGCCGCAAGCGCCAGGAGCGCGACGATCCCGACTACTCCGTCTGCATCGTTGGCGAGGTCGACTACAACCGCAACCTGTACCTGACCGACATCCTGCGCGTGCGCGAGTCCTTCCCGGACTTCGCCCGCATGGCGAAGGAACTGGTGGAGCGCCGGGGCTGCCAACTAGTTCTCGCCGAGGCCAACGGGCCGCAGAAGGGCGTGTTCGACCAATTCCGCATGGGATGCCGGCAGCCCGTCATCCCCGTGGAACGCGGGGCGGACAAGCACCTCCGCGCCGCCGGGGCGCAGCCCTTCGTGGAGCAGGGCCGCCTGCACTTCCCTCAGGCCGCCAACGGCCAAGCCGCGCCCGACTTCCGCGTGGTGCTGGACGAGCTGCTGTCGTTCCCTGCCGGGTCGCACGATGACACCGTGGACGTTGTGGTGGACCTCTGCAACGCGGCCGCCAGCGGCACGGTTGTGAGCCAAGGCGGCGTGGTCACCGTCAACACCACGCCCACGCGGATGTTTGAATCGCGTGGTCCGAAGCGAAGGATGTTCGGGTGACGCGGTAGACTCCCACCCATGACCACGCGAGAGGAAATCGAAAACCGCTTGGGCATCTTCGCCCGCCGCGCCCTGTTCGACAACTGCGGCATCGGCCCGAATGGCTTTCAGCCTGGGAACGACTGCGGCGGCAAGCCCGGTAGCGGTGGCTCCGATGACAAGCCCGCGCCCGCGAAGAAGGCAGCGCCGACTTCCAAGCGGCAGAAGTCGAAGCCGACCCGCGAGTGGAAGCCGGAGAAGAAGCACGACATCAAGCTGCCCGCGAACCCGCGGAGGCTCAACATCGACGAGCAGCAGGCGGCCCTCAAGCAGATGGGCTACTCCGTCAGCGATTCGCAGAGCGCGCCAGGACCGGACGGCCGTTTCGTCACCACGGAGCTGCTTCGCTACCCCAATGGCAAGACTGAACGTGTGACCGTTGCCGATCTGACGGCACTCGTATACGCAGGGCAATCCTAATGGCAGACCAGCAGCACAGCAATCCTCTCATGCCGAACGCCGTTCCGGGAACGGGCCTCCCGCCCGCACGCCGGCCGCGCAAGCCCCTGCCACCGCCCACGAGCCGCGGACCCACCGGGCCGCTTGCCCTGCCCGTGGA